AAATGATCCCATTTGAATTTTATACAAAAGTAATGGCATTGCATAAGTATTTCCTGAATTGTATATTAAATCATCTGCTACAGCTCTTGGTTTTGATCCTTGATCGAGTTTATACTTATCATCACGACAATGCAATCTTACAAGTTTCTCTGCATGATGACGAGTAATTACATATGATGCAGTAGAGAAATCATTGACGAATCTTTTATGCATTCTAATAAACAATGCACCAGGATTTATAATTGCAGTTTGAAATACATCAAAGTCATAAGGAATCTTTGACATCACATCTCTCCAAGTAAATGGCCAATGCCCCACAGGATCAAAATCACAATCATCTTCAATGATAAAGGCATATGGTTCATCTGTTTTGAGAAACTCTTTCATAGCCTTCAGATGAGATGTTACACATCCAACCTCACCAGAATTCATATTATCTGGATACTTTCCTTTTATAATATCACTTAAATCATCTTCACGACCATCATATGCAGAGATACGTGTATAGTTTTCAATCTCCCAATACTTAAATTGAGTTTCCATATAAAACCATCTTTCTGGTTCACCATCTAAGTTGATACAATAAACTGGTGGTATACCTTTTAATTTAAAAGCTGCTTTGTTTTTGTCCATATTAATCAAGAATGTCGATTGTTGGAACCCAACCAAGTTCCATTAATTGTGAAATATCAGCACAGGTAGTTTCTCTTTCACCTGGTGTGTCTTCTTTGATAGGTAAGTGTCCCATTCCCATTTTAGTTGCAAGGTCGATAACTGATACAGGATTTCCTGTGCCAACATCCAATACTCCAGTATAACTGCTTGGAATCAAAGTTGCAATAGCAGTTACAATATCATTAACATGAATCCAATCTCTTTTATGTCTTGTCAGATAAGTTACAGTTTTTTCTTCTAACATACGATATATCATGTCACTACGACTAACTTTCTCTGCCCATACATTAAAGAATCTCATACCCACACTATTAGGTGGTGCTTGTATTTCATTTACTTTCTTAGATATTGCATATGCATTTATCCACCATTCATAAACAGCTGCAGAACTTGCATATAAACATCTAACATTATTCTTTCTACAGTAATCAAATATTGGTTGTGATTTTACAACATTATTTTCCCAGAATATATCAGGATCTTTAACTGCTTCACGTATGGCAGCATTTGCTGCAAGATGAATGACTACATCGTAAATTTTATTTGTTTTAAAATCTCCCAAATCATGGGGTCGATCATATCCATCAACTTCATGTCCATGTGATAATAGATGTTCATAAACATGACTTCCTATAAATCCATGATGTCCAGTGACTAATGCTTTCATTTGTTGTACTTCCTCAAATAATCTTGTTGTGAATAATATTTTAAAAGACTTTCTTTATTCATCTTCTCAATTTTTTCCCACTCTGACATATTAGATTTCATATGTGGATTTGAGAACCATGAGTTTTCTCCTCTTGCATGCTCCAAGTGATAAACATAATTATTAATTCTTCCTATATTATAACCTAAAGTTTTGAATCTGTAAAACCTTTCCTTATCTTCTGGTGCATATGCTCTAAAGTTTTCATTTTCCATTCCACCATCAATGTAAACTCGCTTCTTAAAAAATTGTGCCCAACCAAAGTCTGATGTATGAGTTTTAGAAACAGAATCTAAATGTGAGTAATCAGTTTTATCTAGAAAATTAGAAACAACTTCATCTGTGGCTAACACCTGTTTCTGATACATTCCTTGACCATAAGGATATACAACATCACACTCACCATCAACTATACTATCATATGCACTTTTGTATGATTCCTTTGGAAGTATTACATCACAATCATAATTAACGACTATATCTGTATCTGCTTCCATTATCATTTCATTCAAAACTCTCTGTCTATGAAACAAAGGTTTATCACTTCTTTCAAAAATAAAATTAAAATTTTTCCATATATCACCCTCTACAATCTCCTCTAATATCGGCATTGCTTGTTCTTGAAATACTGATTTAGAATCAACTTCTTTGACTATTATATTAGTATCAAAATTTTCTACTAAAAATGCTGTAATCGTTATAACATTTCTAAGACGATCAGGGGATTCAATCCTTATTGGAATAATAAAAGTAGCTTGAGATAAATCAGTTTTCATCAGGATATTTTCTATGAGGAAAGAAGTTAGGATACTTTTCTCTAACGTATTGTAATTCTTTACTGTTCATTAACCATCCACCCTCTGGATGTTCCACAACACAATCATATTTGGAAGTGGCATTACTACTTATTCTATCATCATGTTCTCGATTTGCAACCAATACTTCTGGTATTATATGTGGATGCCCATGATTCATTCTTATTCGATGATAAAAATCCACGTCCAATAGTAGTTTTAAATTTTCATCAAACTCAACTTTACACTCATTTAGAAAAGAAACCACTGATGGACTACTTAATAAATTACGTCCATCAAGAGTGTGTTCTGTCCATCGAGGAATACGATGATCATGTGTATTTTTACCATCCTTAGTTCCACAAAAACCACTAAAAGCCCATTTACAATTTGTAGATATGTAAGCATCATTAATTATTTGTAAAGCATTTTTATCTACAACTACATCATCAGAGAATATTATTTTTACAATCTCACCTGTACACTCTCTAAGTCCTATGTTAATATTTTCACAAGGAACCTCTCCTTTATATCGAATGTAAGTGAATTCAAAATCCTCAGAATACTCCTTACACGTATCTAAAATTTTATCATTTTTACTTTGATCTGGAACAACTATATCAAAGTCTTGGAAGGTTTGTATCTTTAATGAATCGAGTAGTTCTCTCATCCATTTAGGGCCATTTTCTCCCCGATCATGTGTTGGAATAACTATACTAAATCTTGGCATTAGGTTCTCTCCCAGTGTTGTGGAACAAGATCATTGTCGTCTAGATTAGCTTGAGATCCAAACCAAACTTTTGGAGCAATTACTTTTTCACTTTCTGCTAACCATGCACCCCACCAAGAGAATGATGAGTTTGCGATAACATGATATTTACATAAAGATAGTATACACATATCAACTATGTTATTACCAGAATCTGAAATTAAGAATCTATCTGGTTTGAATAACTCTTGATCACCACACCATTCTGGATCATCGGATACAATTATTACTGGAATGTTTGGAAGTTTTTTTAATGCTCTTTCATAATAATCTAATGTACATAATGGATGATAACTTTGCTTTTGAACATAATCAGTTCTGCGTATATGAAGTCCAATATATTCATCGTCTCCGAAACATTCTTTACATGGTTCTAACCAATCCTTTTTAAAAGTAAAATCTTTTCTTATTTCATCTTCGATATGTTTAAAATATTTTTCAGTTTGAAAAAATCCATAAAGATTAACGTTATCCTTACAGTTTTCAAATAATTCTTTATCAAATGTATATGTGCTTTCTTGCAAATAATTTCCAGAAAAATTACCAGTTTCCTTTACATTTGACATTTCAAATGCTATGAAAAGTTTATGCTGATTTTCTTCATCATAAAAATCCTCTTCTGTTTTTGGCCCAGATGGAACACAAAAATCATAATCATTATTTTTTGCAATACCTTTGAGGGCAGCGTATTGGAACATTTGATTTCCAAATCTTCCGTTTTTTCCTAATCTATCAAATCCAATCATACTACAGGCCAGTCAATAACAGTTCTAATTTCTTGATTGTATTTCCATATTTCTTTAAACATATCAGCGTTCAAATTATGTGACTCCATTTGAACAATTAATGAATTTAAATCTTTAGGAAAACAAGTTCCACCAAAACCTCTATCATTATCTATACCTGGTACTTGAGTGTGAGAATTACCTATACGACTATCAGCAACTAATCCTTCACGAATCACATCATAATCCATTCCAGCTGCTTTACATAAATCATATATCTTATTAAAATATGCAACCTTATATGCTAAGAAGACATTAGAAAAATATTTAATTGCTTCACTCTCTTTTGACGTTGTAATAATACTTGGAATATGTGGGAAATACTTTTCGAACATATGAACAAAATCAATACAAAGATCCATATCACCACCAACAATATTTCTTTCGTTACTAGCAAAATCTTGAATAGCATTTCTTGCTGTTAAAAATTCTGGGTTGTGAATTATATTATGTTTTTCGTAATATTTTTCTGTAGTTCCAATTGGCACCGTGGATTTTAAAACAAATGTTCCTACTATATGCTCTGGTAGTTCTTCAAAAAATTTATCTAGTATTGATAAATCACATTCACCACTACTTTTCATCGGAGTTGGTAAACAAACAAATATAAAATCTTGATCTATAACTTCACCAAGTGTATTCAAAGATCTAGTTTTATCTACATCATATACTTTACATGGAACTTTATCTTTAAAATTTTGATGAACTGCATTACCGACAAAGCCATTACCAACTATTCCAATCATGATTCTAATGTAACTCCTGGTGGTAAACGATAATGAAATCCAAAGGGAGTTATACCCTCACACTCTGGAATTCTATTCTCTTGTGAAAATCTTACTGCAACATTAATTGGAGCAAATTTACAACCTTCTTTCTCATATATATGACGATTATGGACACATATATTACCATCCTCATGATAGTTTACCACACCTGGTGGCATCCTATAAAAATCACTATTATTAGTTTCCCAAGGTACATCTACTTTAGTAGGAACTTCTAAAAGTTTTTTACTTCTTAGTGAGAATCCACCATTTCCTACTTGATGATGATTACCAAATGGATCAATATAAGAGTCCTTTACGATTGGCCAAGGTGCACCAATATAATCATAATCTAACCATGAGTTTTCCCACTTTTCTGGAAACAAAACAAAACCATCTGGTTGCACTAACAAACAGTGAGATGTATCAATATGGTCATGAAGTTTATGAATGACAAAGTAATTATAATGATTATAATTTTTAACTTCCATCACTGGTTCTTCGAGAGTTATACCATCAGGTTCTAATTGATTACAATATTTTTCAATATTTTCTTTTGTTGTTACTAATTTAATCGCACCAAAATTTATACCACTCATGCTAGTATGAACAGCTTTGATAGTTCCTTCTATATCAGAAGTGGTATCAATTGAAAATAATGTGACTTCTGGCAGGTTAATCATTTAATCCATTTTGTAAGTTTATCTTTATTTTCCACAATATATGTGGGGAATGAATCATCAATATCTACTGTGTGATATTGATACCAATCTCTCAGTAAAGGGTCTTTATTATTTTCCATTCTGGATTTTAAATTATTCATAACTGCTGAAGTATTATGTTCTGTATGACTGAATGATTTAATTTTTGTTCTAACCATTTCCTCTCCACCACAAAAGGTAAAATGCCATCCACCGTTTGTAATAATACTTCCAGTTAATTTTTCTTCCCTTTCAGTATTCTCTCTAATATTATCAATCGTATTATTTCTCATGTATTTGTATGTGGCAGCTCTTGTACCAAACCACATATCAGTTTCATAGTTATTGATATAGTAAACATATCTTTTTTGTTGAAAAGAAAAATGTGTGTCATCGGTTAACCATTCATCTTTTGCTTCTATAACTTCTGGATTTGGAATCTCATCTAAATCACTTGTTAAAATTAAGTCATCATCATTAAAAATTGATAATGACATTGGAGAATTTCGAGAATAAATTTCTCGTGACCAAGTATCTGGAAGTTCTGGTATATTAATAAAATTATGAATTATCTTATCTTCCCATTTAGAAAATTTGTCTTTATTTTGAAGATAAACACTTTCTTTAGGTATTCCAGAAAATGTTTTATCTCCTTCAGTTATGATAAACTTGTCAACATATGGACTAAGAATATTCAATCGAAGATCAAGTAATTCTATCTCATTATTAAAAATAAAACAATCATAAATCATGACTTACCTCTTTCGTAAATTTGTCTATGTTCAATACAAGTATCACTTCTGTAAAGATCACCATCTCTATCTAACCACAACCATCTTTCATCATTAACAATACTATCTTGCTGTCTCCACCATCCGTCAGATCGTGACCAATCAAACCAGTATTTTGGTGCGATTACATTGAGAAGTTCTTTATTTGTCCACACAGGCCAAAAAGCAAAAGTAGATGTTCC